TTTAAAGATGAGAGAAAAGTACAGACCAAACTCTAAATACAGAGCTAAAAGGATCTGGATGTCAGATATACTTACATCTGTTTGTGATTACTTTGAAACAACAGCTGAAGATATAAATTCAGTTAGGAGACATGCAGAGATAGTCAAAGTTAGATCTGTGTACATCAACCTTTGCTATGATCTTACACATGCATCACAACCAGCTATTGGCAGAATGTGTGGAGGCAGAGATCACACAACTATTATTCATCATGTAAAACTAAAAAAGAACAAAGCAAATTGCTGGGATATTAGAACAAAGGCAGGATTAGAATTGTGGCAAGACTTTAGCAAACTTGAGGATAAGCTAAAGGCTGAAGCACAACCAGATAATGAGTGATAAGAAAGCAGATTATGGTAAAGGCAGAACACCTGGCCACTTCTGTGTGTTACCTCAAAGAGCTGT